CCCACTGTACCTAGACCAACAGCAGCAAGACCTGAAGCGAGAGCAGAACCAATCGAACCCAATACAATAAACGCCATGCTAGTTCTCCAAAAGTCCTGCTTTATACTCGTCCATTGAACTACACGTCAGCAGCTTCTCAATCACATCCACATCCGTTTCTTCACAGGCATGAACAGTGAGCCACTCGACCTCTGTATGCGCATAGATCGCCCTTTGTACGCCTGCTGGAGTAACGAAGACTTGAGGAGCAAATACATCCCTCTTCTCTCCGTTCTCATCCATGACTGAGGCTATGCCTTTCAACGCTACCGTGATGTGCGGCACTTTATGAACCGCTGATATAATCGTCGCTCCCGCAGGGACATTCGTCCTACGTCCATAGAGCATACCGGGAACAATGTAATGATCGGTCTTTCCTTCAATACGGAACTGGTCTCCAGCCGCTATCGCGTCTGCCATCGCATGGCGAAACTCCTCAATAGACGGGCTAGCTTTTTCTATCTGATTCATCAGTCCATCATATCCAGTACGACTTCTTTACCTGCATCTTGCTTGACTTGTTGGGCTGTCCCGTATGCTGCCATTCTAACACGCTTGAGCATATTATCTAAGGCTTCAACCCCAAACATATCCACAATAGCTTTAGGAATAATCACCTCACCATCCGCTACACGGACTTCCTCTTCACCATCAATGACCGCGCCCACCGAGTCGCTCATGCCATCCCCATCACCTTCTATAAACCCACTGTCTTCAGGCTCGCCTTCACCGTCAACAAACCCGCCTTCTTCATAGCCTTCTACGACCTCATGCCTTTGTGGAGCAGCAGCGGGGTATGGTTTAGCGCGTTCAATCATGGATTGTGGATAGGCAGTATCCGGGTCAAAAGGGGCTGTGTTGATATAGCCTCCATGCGCCATACGCAGGGCTCCCAGTCCTCCCTCTTTCTTAAAACTTTCTATCGCATGTTCAGGGATATAGGCTTGTACAGGAAGACCAAACTCACCCGCATACCCCACGGCACCACCATCAGAGAAACCACGGTTGGTAAAAGAGTAACTGTATCTCATCTTAGACGGGTCAATCCCCGCCTGTCGCAGTAGCGCTAGCTTCTGCTCTTCTTGTTGTTTGATGGCATCGGGAGCATCGAACATGCTCTCTAACCCCGCTTGAGTCGTACCGCCTAGCATAATAGGTTCTTTATACTCAGAGAGGTAGTTCTTAAAACCTTTTACACTGCCTAAGTTGTTATCAAAAGCACGACTTAGATTGCCAGAAACCCTATCGGTGAATGAGGGAGAGGCTGGTATTTCATCCAATCCCATTTGGCCGTAACCCATAGAGGCGTCCGTAAGCAGAGAAGGGTTTGCAGCGGTCTTTATGTCCGGTCTTCCCAACAAATTCTCAGCTTCGGCTCCTCCGTATCCTCCCAGAGCTGCGCCCGTAAGGGCTCCCGCTTTCGCTGCGCTACCTATATTACCTCCAGACAACCCAGCACCTAGAGCCCCGGTAGCTGCATTCGTCGCTGCGCCTGCTAGACCTGAACCGGCTAGTCCAAAGATATCTGCTACTCCCGCGTCTTCTAAATCAAAAAGCTCTTTTGCCGCGTCTTTAACCGGATCAAACATGGCGCTGCCCATAAGGGGGCTAAGCACACTACCTACAAACCCGCTAATCATGCTGCCCCAACCAAAGGCTTCGGGAAGGCCCGTATCAGGATTCACCGTAGGCTCCGTACCAAACAGAGCGGCGAGGCCAGCGACTTCTTCCGGGTTGACGTGCATCAGCATCGTATCGCCATTACGCCCCAGAGAGGCCAGACCGTTAGCAGTGGTGTTGTACTTTGGCATACGCTTATCCTATGGAACGATTTTTAGGGTGTTGTCTGCAGCGGTGTCCCGCCATACCGTGCCGTGGGGTGAACCTGTAATCACTCGACCTGTTCCTGTCGCTGCACCTGTAGTTTTGAATGTGGTGCCTAGGTTGTTGTCTGCTGCGCCGACCAACGTGAAGTCCGTAGTGCCTACCGTGACGATAGTATAGTACGAAAGAGCCACCATAGCCGTGGCTGCAATAGGTGTTGGAAGAGCCGCAGAGAACGCATTCCCATCCGGGTTGAAGTTAGCCGCAACCAATGACGTGCACCGCACATCGCCGGGATTGTTGACCTGTTCGATGAAGTAATTGACCAACCGCACCAGATTATTCTGGAACTGAATGTCGTACTCTAGCGGAGCTAGCGGGAGTACCGGAGCGGGAGGGACGTTACCTGACTTACTCATCTATTTATCTGCGTCCGTCTGGCTGCACTTGGATTCTTGGGACTCCTAATTGCCATTTTACACCCAAAGAGTTATTGCTAATCTTAAAGGCAACTTGTCTTCCTCTCAGGCGAATCCATTCTTGGTGCGTGTAATCGTACACTTGCAGTGACACCTTGTTACTGGAAACTACTTCGCTATCTGTAGAGGTGAAAGTGCCTTGACCGGGGAAATTCCTCGTCGATACCGTCATCGTCACAGAAGGTGTATTTGACAGTGATCCAATAAAATCTACGTCCGGTATGATGCGCTTTATGAACGAGAAGTTGTCACCCTCACCGATGTCGAAATCCGAAGATTCAATAAAGGAGTCAATGGGTGTTGGAGGGTTGGTGGTGTAGTCGTCTACACCGTTCTCATGAAGTAAAAGTCTGCCTCCACTGGTAGCCAGCGGGAAAGCTCTGATATGTGAATCGTACCAAGCGGTGCGCGGCATTTGGCCGTAGTACCAGACTTTCTCAAGGTAGTTGTAGACTACATAGCGGTCATTTGTGGGATTGTCCACACCGATAGTGGAAGCCGAAGGGTAGAACCACCATACCTCATTAAACTTCTCGTTGGTGCCCGCATAGACCTGATCCAACTGCGACTCGTTAATATCATCAAAGACATACTGCCGCAGACTGCAGGGGAGCGTGTCCACACGCCCAGAATAGACATAGAATTTTTCCAAGCCCATCCAGTACGTGATGTTGCTGGCAGTGACGACGGCATTAGGACCGGCGAGAGTGACTTCGTTTGAGATCGTGTTGAACCCAAAGGTGTAGGGCGGGCCTAGATAGCGCATGGAATACAGCGCACTATCGCTCCAAATCAGCACTTCCTGTCGAGTCTTTTCAGCCGTAATCAGCTTACTGCCGTAGGCCATGCGTTGAAACCCAGCCGTGTTAACAGGTGTCGGCTCCCAGATCAACGGGTCTTCCTGTTCGCACCAGCGAAGCAACAATGGGTCTTGAGCGCTAGGTTCCGTGGCTGTGGGGTCGTTAGTGCCTAGCACCACAATATGCCGTTCTTCAGAGACAAAGACATGGGCTCCCACTTCAGGAGACCAACTATCCGCGCCGGGAAGATCAACAATGTTCACACCACTATGTAGCGTGACTTCACCCGTATCATCCAGATTAGCAGCCGCCGCCCAATAGTACACTCCACCATTGCGAATGTTATAAACCAAGTCTTGACCAAACGAGTCAGAACTCCACAGGCGCATGGGGATGTTGATACCAAACTCTGCGGGTGTATTCCACCCACGGACAGGATTAGTTACGCTAGGTGTTGTTGACTGATAGACCAAGCCTCTTATCGTCGTACCGTTCTGATGGAAGGTCGCTGTGCTTGAAGTCGCTCCGCGTGTGCATCCGGTCAGATCATTGCCACTTATGCCTGAGTATTGAATAATTTCAGATTCAAGCAGTGCATACCCAGAAGCCGGAAAGGTCGAAGCATCGGTCAGGGTGATCGTCGTCTCAGTGTTATCTACTTCTTCCGCTACCGTGGTGAGCCCAGCGTTGTAGACCATAGAGTTCCAGATACCTGCACTCCAGCCCGTGCCTTGCGTAGAAAACTCCTCACCCGTGTCAATCTCAAACTCTGCAGTGATGGCACCGCCACCCTGACCTGTCAAAGCTGATGTTGCCAGTACCCCAACATCTACGGCTACGTAATTGGTAGTAAACGCCTTGATCTGAAAGTTCTTGTTTAACTGCGCGGCAGTGTAAGGCCCAAACGCAGCCGCCCCGCCTATAGTGACGAAGTTATTCGTGCCCGAGCCATGAGCCGTAGCCGCAAGGATCAACCATCGACTGGTGACAGCAACGCCTGAATTGTACGCCGCCGCTGTAGTGCCGTTATAGCCTCGTGAGCAGCCAGTGAGAGTATTGCCGCTGACATTCTGAA